TGCCGAGCACCTACAGTCACAGTACTAGCGGTAGTGATGACATCAGCTCTGCTGACCATGCCATTGGCAACCCCGGCCATCCACGTTTGCTCAGGGGTTCTGCCCGTTGGCCCGTACTGATCGTTCAGGATTTCCAAAGCAAGGTGGAATCTGTCCTGCCTGTTCCGTTCGGCAGCATCGTTGTGACTGAACGAGCGGTGCATGGTGAGAATGTCATCGTCTGTGATGACACCATTGGCCACCTTCCGTACTACCTCTGGATCGTGATACCCACTCTCAGGTCCGAATGCTTGGTAGAGGAACTTCTTGGCCTCCAGGATTCGCCGTAGCCTAATTGCGTCCATTGAGTGCTCTTTCGATTCGGGCAGCACCTTCCCGTTCCCGGCTTGCCACCAGCTCTTGGGCCATGTTCTCGTCCATCCCACTGTTGATCAAGCGAGATAGCAGCTCGTCATCAGCTAGGTCATCCCAGTCATGCAGCATCTTCGTTCACCTTTCGTTACTAGTGACTGTATCACTAGATGTCAGGGCTGAATACCTCGTCGTAGTAACCACGGTCCAGCTCGTACTCCAACAGCGACGAGCCTCGATGCTCAATCACCAGTCCGTGCCCCATCAGTCTCTTCAACACCAACCTCTGGCTGGCTTTCGGAATGTTCGTCATTGCCGCCACCTGGGTGTTCGTCAGTCTCTTCCCTTGTGATCTTGACAAGAACGCCTTTGTCGTCGTTATGTCTGCCTTCGTCATCTTGCTCAGTACTGATGCTATCACTCTCGCTCACCTCTTCACTCTCGATGCGTTGTTCAGCTCTTTGTACCATCTCTCGGTCCACAACGGTAGGGACGGGGAGATTGCTGATCGACTCCTCACTTATTACTTCGGCATCTACGATCCCCATATCAAGGCCTTCTGCCTCAGCAGCTTTGACTACTTCAGCACGAGCATCCCGCAACGCTTGGATGTACTCGACACTGTTGCCCTCGATCACCACGGTGTGTCGGGACTCCATCGTCCCCGAAACGTTCATGTCGATCTTCTCTGCGGCATCGGTACCGAGGAACTTGGCTCGTCGGTCCATGACCAACAGCATCCGGTCCATAGCTCTGAGCTTCTGATCGTAGGAAGCATCCTCATCACGGAAGATGGCGAAACACTGAACCGTCATCTCGTCGAGACGTGCCAGCTCCAGGTTCACTACGTCTTCAGCCCCGACATCAAGCAGGATCTCCTTCAGACCTCGCTGGACGGCTTGGTGGGCCGAGGATGGGTCGTTGTAGCCCAGCTCGTCTGCAATCTGCCTGAACGTCAATCCAGCCTTGCGTAGTTCGATGGCATTGGTGGTCCGTTCAGTGACGGCCTCCAGATGCTTCATCTCATCGTTCTTGCGTTGAGCAGGGGAACGGCGGCTCTTCACAGGCTTCTCTGGTCGATCTGCCACCATCAGATCCCCTCAATAGTGGTACGTCGAGGAATGTCTACAGTCACCCGACTCCGCCCAGTTGGTTGCACTTGATCCTCTTCGTTCATCTTCTGAACCTTCTTCTCCCAATCACTACTGGTGTGGGGATCACTAGCGAAGATCACCTTCGACTGGTCCTTCGTGAGAATCACCCACTTGGCACCATGAACAGTCCCTTGAGAGGCATCCTTGAATTTCGGGGTGACATACACATGGGGGTTACGGAAATGAGCTATGTCCCGAGCTTGCCCCGACAAAGGGCCGCCTTCGATGATCAGGACACACGTGCTGAGATACTCATCCCACTCTTCCCATGTCTTGCCCCTGTAACCATCGGGGAGACGACAGACAACGGCATCCCAATTGCCACTGTCGAGCAGATCCCCGAACTTGTCAAAGCTCATCGTCTCGCCTCTTCCCTGAGGCCCACTCGTTATGCCCCACGAAGCACCAAGGGCTACTGTCACGGCTACAGCGGTAGAACTGAGCTTTGGGGCACGCTTCACACCCTTCGTACACAGGGATGGCGTCATACCTCTCCCCCTGTTCTCCCTTCCGTCGCTGTCTCAGCTCTGGAATCATGGTGACTCCCTCACATGTAGATATGAATGACTATACCGTGAGAAAGTGACACGGTTTGGAAGAAGTCCATATGTTCGGGAACATCAGCGGCGTTACCAGTGAAGAGCACGAAGAACTTGGTGATGGTGTCACCTGGCTCGAACCAAACAACAGGGATACCCGTCTTGCCCTCTTCCCCGAATGACAAGATCCGCTCACACCGGATGGATAACTCCCCCAGTCCCTCGAACTTCTCCTTGTACACAAGTCGTTCTGTCATGGTGACTTCCTCACTATTGGTACTCCCGCTATTACGAGAGCGTCGTACTCTGCTTCATTGATGTTGATTCGGTCAACACCGTCTTCGTCCTCGAAGTTCACTACGTGGCGGCAACCATGCGTCTCTTCCTCGTACTCAAACACCGTCCACTCGAAGTCCACTCTGAGCAAACGACCGATGGTGAGCAGTCGTAGGTTGGCCAAAGTCGCTGTTTCCAGTGCCAGACGTGCTGTTCGTGCTTCGTCGGGAAACGATTCACCTCTAGCCATCGGTCATCTCATTCACAACTCACCTCTCATGTCGTTGTGACCGTGAATTTACTACGTGTTCGAGCATGTGTCACAGATACGTAACAAATAGTTTGGGTGATGTAGTAACCTAGTGATCATGTCACCACCAGAAGAACCTGTACCCAATGACCTTTCGTCCCTACCTGATGCGGGACTACCTGGGGATATTCGGGAGTCAGTAGATGTCCTTGCCCGAAACTACTCACAAGCCATCACAGCCATGATGGAAGCAGGACTCAGCGAAGGTGCTGCCTGCTACATGGTTGCTGTCACCTTTGGGAAGATTGGGGTGATCTTGCTGCCACCATCAGCCATTACGGAGAGGGAAGAGTGATCCCGACCCCGAAACCCGTACCACCCAAGAAGCCATGGCTCTGTCGTCTCGGCCTTCACAAGATGAGATACACGAGAGACATGGAAGAAGGGAAGCTTCAGCTGTTCTCATGCGAGAGAGCTGGCTGCTTCGTTGGTGACATTCACATCAACCGAGAATGGGAGAGACCATGAGCCAAGAACGAAGGGATCTTCTCGTTCAACGAAAGCACGAACTCACCAGTGAGCTTGGTGAGCTAAACATGAAGTTCCCAGTACCGGCGTAGGCCCGATGGCTCACCCGAAAGTGAGTACATCGAATGATCAAACCCGACCATCAAGGCGAGCCATCCTCCACCGACACTTGATGCACTTGTGGTCATGAGTACATTCATGGTCAGAACGTAACAAGGACGGTCCCGAAGGACCGCCCCTGCCAGTATTGCTTGGTTCTCTCATCTGCTCCGTCTCATCTGAGGAGTGATGAGGGTCCACCAGATGAGAGAATTACCGTCGGCCAATGGTGCTGTTGAAGGTGATGGTGCCGTTGCGGATGGTGCCGACGCTGTTGCCTCGACCACGACCTGCCAGGCTCACTCGGTTGCCCGAGATGCTGACCTGATGAAGCGTTCCGCCTCCACGGACGAAAGTCTTGCCACCACGACTAACAGGTTGACGTGACTGACCTGCCAGACCGGAAATGGCTCCACGAGTTACGTTGCCCATTTGTCTCTCCTTGAGTAGGAACCCCAGGATAGGTGACGCACCCGCTCATTCCCGATACTTCTCTATGAGGTTTGCCCCGTGGTTGCTGGGCTAACCCCACTTTTCATCCAGTGCAACTCTTGGCCCTCTGGTGTCTTACGAAGGTGCATGATCTTCCAGCCGTTGATAGCTCTGCCCTGCACACCAGGCGGTATCACACGACTCAGTGGGTAGTGGGTCACATGGAGGTGAGTGACTTCATCACTTTCCATAGCCTGCCTTCCTCAGTTCGTTTCGGATGTCGAGCAGACGATCCTGAACCTCGTTCAGCGGAAGAGTGGACACACCACTGGCCTTCCTCTCGACCAACTCCGACAGGTAGTAGTCGACCTCAACGATGAAAACCTTCTTCTTCTCAGTCATGGTCACCACTCATCTTGTCGAAGTCATCGACCCCGGCTTCCTCCTGCTTGTGACGATCGAACACAGCACCTCGCCTGATCTCAGCTCGGTTGGCCAGGAAGTGAATCCTCTCCACCCCGAGGCTGGTGTGATCGAGTAGCTCCACGATCCGCCTTGCCGGGTTGCCTCCATAGACCAGCAGGTTCTTCGGCTTGAGCTTGCCGATGATCAGCTTCATGGCCTCTGCGTAGTCAGTCTCCTCACCGATGCCACTGATCGACTGACCTTGGAAGCTCAGCCATGGCAGACCCACTGGGATACCCGCACAGCTCAGGTCGATAGCCCATTCATCGAGACGGAAGGGCTGAACGTCGGGGATGATCTTGATCCCCACCTCCTGCATGTACCGACCAACCCACTTGGCCCGGTAGGCATTGAAGACGTTGAGAGCATCAGGCCCGTTGGTGAACAGCGAGAAGTTGGGTGTGAGTGCTCCCAGCATCCCGACACGCATCATCCGGCTGACGTAGTAGCTCGGGTACTCCCAGAACGGCTCGAAGTGGCGGTCATGGGTGTAGAAGCCCATGTAGGCACGATCGAACGGAAGACCTGAAGCTGAGTCCACCCCGGTGTTGTAGAGGTAGTGGCTCACACCATCATCTGGTGTTGCATCACGTCCCGCCCATGTCGTCAGGTCTTCAGGCAGATCATCGAGGACCATCCCGATGCTCAGCTCTGGGATGTCGAAGATGGCATTCCCTGGTGGGAAGTTCACATCATCCCGAAGCATGATCATCGACTCTTCGTCACCCTCAACATCATCGAGGCTGGAGATCTTCTTGGTGCCGACAAGCTTGGGCTCCCGCTCATCCACCACATCAGCTGCCTCGACCTCGTTGTCGAAGTCTTCGTCGTCAAGATCCGTGTCGTCCTTGACTCCGACAGCATCATGCACAGAGTCGGGGTCCTTGCTGACAGGGATGTTCGGCATCGAGATCTTGGGTCCCGCACCAGTGTTCCCAATCTCTGGGCCACGAAGAAGGCTGGGGTCGATGGGCTTGTTCTCCTTGGCTGCGTCCATGACCCTCTGAGCAGCCGCCTGAGAGAAGCCAGTGCCCTTCAGGTTGGGTACACGGCTCAGCACCTTTGCAAGGATGTCCTGACGGTACGTGCCTGCATCAGCCAAGGCATTGTCGGCCAACACCATGTTCTCGGCCTGCTCGGGAGTAGCCCTCACCCAGCAGGTGGCTACGAACTCTCGCTCCCCCGGCTCAATGTGGATGTTCAGGTCGTCATCGTGGAACCCGTTCTCGTTCAGATACACCATGCCCTTGTGGGTGTGGTTGCCAGCAAGGATCACGTCATCGACCCGGTTGGCCAGGATCGGACGGAATTGACCGTTGACAGCTAGGGACTCTGCGATCCCCTCGACATCTCCGACCCGAGGGTTGTCCTCGTAGTACTTCAGGTCATCGACGTGGACCATGGTGATTTCATGATCGACCACGATCCCCTCGACGTGCTCTACCTCAGCCATCACTTCTCCTCTTACGGATGATTCGTTTGCGATCTGATTCTGTCAGCCCGCCACAGAACCCGAAAGGCTCAGATGAGGTGACATCTTCATATTCTATGATCCACTCACGGCAGTCTGCGAGCACTGGACAACCATTGCAGATGTCCCTGGCTGTTCTGATCCTCGACCACTTGCCGTTCTCACCACGGGAGTCCTCGAAGTTGTTGCGTGGGAAGAAGAGATGGGTCAGCCCCTTACAGGCGGCTCGTGTAAGCCACTCTCGCTCCGTGGAAGTAGACACAGGCAGCATCAATCAGATCTTGGTCCTCGTGGATGCCACCGAAGCCCTCAGTGTGGGCGATGAACCAGTCCGTGACCTTCTCTTTCGATGCATTCCCATTCCCCACTACCGATTTCTTCCACTCAGTATTGGGGACCAAGGTTACTTCTGCACCGCTGATATGGAGTGATGCTTGTGTTGACCCACTCACAAACGCCAACGGGAGTACTGAACGAGTGTTCTTCGGATGGATGAAGGGAGCCTCGATGTAGGCGAGGTGGAGCTGGTCCTGGCAGTACTCGTTGGTGAACTTCCGAGCTGACCTGAATGCCTGAGCTGCCCTCACACCATGGTCGTCTGACTTCCACTCGTAGGAGATCCAACGGATGGTGTCGTCAGTGTCGGAGTGCCAGACGATGGCTGTCTTGCGGGAGCTGAGGTCCCAACCCGACACGACAGTCATCCTGCATTGGCCTCTTCCTCTGCATACTCCTCATTGAGGATCATGGCTTCCTGCTCTGCCGACATCTCGGCATGAGGGTGGCCCTTGAGGAACCTCGCCACCACCTTGTGAGCTGGTGGAGCGTTGTCGAAATACTCAACCTCGTCGGTGTCGTAGACGATCCAAGTTCCATTGGGCAACTCGGTGCATTCATATCTCATCTGGTGCACTCCTCACACGTGATTAGCGACTCCCAGGATGCAAAGTCAACATCCATCATAGGCACACCCGACTTGACCGTGGCTGTTGCCCCACACCTGGCAGTTAGTTCCCTCTTGCCCTTGCCCGACTTCGAGTCCTTGAGCATGTGAGTCATTCTGCAACTAGCCATTGGACACGAACTCATATGTCTGGCTGAAGATCTCGGGCTTGCAGGGGTAGAACTCGCCATGTACCCCCTTGATTATCCAGTCACCAATGTTTGCCACCATGGTCCCTTCAAGAGTGTCAATCTTGATTCCTCCCTCACGCCTTACCTTCCCGCCACACCACCTAACCAACTCGCCCACCCTCTCATAGGTGACAAGATCAGCTTCGATGATGACTGGCTTCTTCCGGTACTTAGGCATCTGGGTCCTCGAATCGTGCTTCAAACAACATCTGCTCATACGTCAACCTGCGACTTCCAAGCTCACTGGACCTCTTGCACATCTCGGTGAACATCCTCAACTCCCCAGTACGAAACTTGTACCCAGGGTCACCTTTGGTGATATGGCCATCAGCTTCCATTCGATGAAGATCAATGGTGATTTCTGCAGCACGTGAGTAGTAAGCATCCGCCACCTCCTGAAGAGTCATGACACCTTTGTCGATAGGTGGCTCCACCCTCCCCATAAGCACGTCCTTCATCTCATCCAATTCGTCTCTCAACTGTTGGACGGCCACTGCTCCGTGATCGACCCTGAAGAAACGGAGGGGAGGCCGACGCTTGCGGTTACCTTTCCCCTCTTTCCCTTTCTTGTTGGCAGATCCACCCGTGACACGGACACGTCTTGGTCCCTCGGCCATTCCTTGCTCCTCTCGCACACATCTGTGTAGTTGCAGCCCCGATAGGCACCGATCTTCTCTTTGCAGTCAGGCAACATTTCGGGGAGTTGCTTTAGTTCTATCACCGACCTCGAACTCTTCACGTACCTCAGAATCTCATCGGTGATGAGCGGATCACGTTCGATACGGAACTCTTTCCAATCGTTGGTGTCCTTGTTCTCGTACAGCACGTACCAGAGATCCATCCCGGTCAGCAGCATGTAGGCGTGAACCTGCCAGATGTGATGCTCCAGCGGTCTCTTCATCCTCACGATGATCGTGTACTGGTAGCTGTTGCACCCTTTGATCTCGACGCCAAAGTTCTCGGCAAAGTTCACACCATCAGCAGTGCCGATCATCCCGTGGTCCTGCATCAGATGTTCGATGGTGTCGATGACCCCACACTCCAGCAGAACGGCTTGCCATCTCAGGTGTCGCCAGTGACCATCGAGGAACAGGTTGCTGAGGACAGCATTCCTGATCTCGTCACGTCCAGCATTCTGAGTAGCACCCAACCATTGGAAGACCCCTGCCCGGTAGCAGTGAAGGCTCAACGAGCTAGCAGCAAACGAGCTGTGCCTGATACGTCCAGAGCCCGCCAGCTGGTTGGTGATGATCTCGATGGTCTCCTCTGAGTAGTAGGGACCAGGGTCGAGCATCATGTACTTGGTGACAGCGGGAGTGATGGCCAGCTTGCCCTGAAGCCCGATCGAGATCTTGCTCAGATTGGGTGTGGATCTCATTCGACCTTCTTCAGCGTGTCTTTGTTGAGCGTGACTGGAGGTGACCCATCTCGGTTGTCAACCTTGACCCACCGCCAGTCTCCCCACTCACCAACTATATACCCACTGATAGTAGGACCAGCTGTCACTCTGTCACCAGTATTAGTCATCTGCGATACACGTACCCTTCAAGGACGATGCCATTGGCAAACTCCACCACGTAAAGGGCGTCCTTCCCCTCCTTGGCAGACTCACGAAAGTGCTTGGCAAGTTCATCAGCACCCAACGTGTGACTCTTGTTAGCCATCTTGAACTCACCTACCTCATCGGCATTTGAGGCATCACCCTTGATCTTTCCAGCACCAGAATTTGGGTGAGGTCTCATGTTGTAGACCTTGGCGGTCGGTGCCTCGTTCTCCCGGCCCTTCACCTGAGGGGTCTTCTCCTTGTACGGGAAGAGATCGTCCCGATCCACTGACCGACAGTCCTTGCACACCTCGAACCGAACGTTGGTGTGGTTGATGCACCGACACTGGCGGATCACCTTGTCACAATCACTACACCTGGTGATCCCATGACCAAGCAAGCTACTCACTCAGCTTCTCCCAAATTCCATCGAGCAACTCTTGGTCGTCTGACATGGCGGCCTTGAAGGCGTCCTTGCCTCTGACCTCAGTGTCCCCAAACTTGTACGTGCCCTTCTTCGGCTGGGTGATGATCCCTTCGAGCATGGCTGTATCGAAGACGAACCCGAGATCATCCACACCATCCCCGAACATGAAGGTGAACTTCACCTCCTGGTGCGGCCTGGACAACTTGCTCTTCTCAAGGTGGGCTCGGATCACCTGCCCGATCACCCTCTTGTCTTCCTTCACCTTGGACGACTTGAACATGGCCACCCTCATCGAGGAGTAGAAGGGCAGAGCCTTCCCGCCTGGCGTAGTTACTGGTGAACCAAAGGTGATTCCGACATTCATCCTCGTCTGATTGATGAAGAGGAGTGCCGTGTTGTTGTTGTACGTGGTGATCTTACGAAGGGCCTGTGACATGAGAGCCGCCAACCTGGCTGGTTGCACTGGATCTCGGGAAGACTTCTCGGCTTCTGTCTTCGGGAGAGTGGCAGCTACTGAGTCCCAGACGACCAGGCCTACTCCTGCTCGGACGAGGGCGACTGTTGCGTCGACGGCTTCTTCACCAGTCTCAGGGTGCATGACGATGAGCTTCTCGGTGTCGACACCAAGGGCGTCAGCCCAGCTCGGGTCGAATGCATTCTCCGTGTCGATGATGGCGGCCGTGAGGTCGTTGTCTTGGGCAACAGCACATGCACTGAGGCCAACGTATGACTTGAGCGTTGAGAAGTCTCCGAAGATCTCCGTCGCCCTCCCCATCGGAAGCCCGCCACCGAGAAGATAATCAACAGGAGTAACACCAGTAGGTAGGTAATCGACAACAAGAGAAGGATCTGAACCAAGTTTGATGACATCGCTACCTAGCTCCTTGTTGATCACGTTCATCAGCTCTTTGGCTGTCGTCATGTGATGTGGTCACTTTCATCGTTACCTTCCCACGGCCAGACTTGGCCGGGGACATATCTACAATCTTCTGGGTGAGTTCGTCGTCAGACAAGCGGAACATCTCACGAACCATCTTCAAGTCACCGAGGTCAAGCTCACAATCGGGGTCTTCATCACCACGGTTCATGTCATAACCCAAGTCAGCGATCGTCTCGACTATCCGCACCCACAAGTGCTTCTTCTCTGGTGCCAGAGGGACACCTGCATCGACGCCTGACATGGCGTACTTCTGCATGGCAGACCTCACCCTCTCTGCATTACGAGAGTCCTTGGCTCGTGACTTCACTGTCACCCGGCCACCCTCCATCGACATGCGAGTTTCGATGTTGGTCTGAGTCACAGCCAGAGACTCGAACAACTCCTGTGGGAAGTTGACGATGACCTCGTAGCCGAGAGTCTCTGGATCTTCCGAGATGGTTCCGGTCAGAATCGACATGCACATCATGAAGAGTGAGTAGTCGCCCTGTCCGAGCCTCTGCCAGTCCTCAGCCATCAGAGCCCCAGAGACCCGAGTGCCCCAGCATCTTGCAGCTTGAGTAGCACTCCGTTGAATTCACCATTGGCTGCATAATTCTTCCCTCCTGATACAGCTCTACTATCCGTATTGTTTATCAGATCATCAATGGTGTCGAAAGGTGCGTTGGTGAATATCTCACTAGCCGCCTTGATGCCAATCCCATCAATCGAGGACAGGCCCTTTCGGATTCCCCTCCTCTTCTTGTCGATGGTCCACACGTCACCAGAGATGTTGACATCGGGTGGCAGGATTCTGATCCCCAGCCTCCTCGCCTCCCTGACGTAGAGCTTCTCCTTCGGAGTGCCAGCTGTCGTCTCCAGCACTGCCGTCATGTACTCCAGCGGGTGGTGGGTCTTGAGGTAGGCAGCCTGGTAGCCCATCAATCCGTAGGCAGTGGCGTGAGCTTCGTTGAACCCGTAGTCGGCAAACCCTTTCATCTGATCCCAAACCCAATCTGCCTCTCGGCTACTCATGCCAGCAGCAACACAGTGAGCCTTGACAGCGCCACTGAACTCTCGGAACACACCATGGGACATCGTGAGCTGAGATCCCGACGCCTTCACTGCATCGAGGAACTTGTTCATCAGCTCGTAGCCCATGCCAAGATCCCGCAGGATGTCCATGACTTGCTCCTGGTAGAGCACCACGCCCTGAGTCGTCTTCAGCGCCTTCTCGATACAGGGGTGAGGGTAGTCAGGGGGTGGGACACGCTTGAATCGACGGTCGATGAACGTGTCGGTCTGGCCAGTCTTCATAGCTGCGGGCCTGAAGAGGGCCATGGCGTCGATGCAATCCTTCACCGTCCTCGGCTTGAGCTTCTTCGTTCCCCAAGCGTTGGCCTTGCCATCGAACTGGAAGATGCCGTTGTTCGGCTCCACCTTGCGGAGTGCCTTGAACGTCTCCTGGTCCTTGAGTGGAATCCACCCGAGACCATCGAGTGGGTCACGGTCGATCATCTCCAAGCACCGACGCATGGTGGTGAGTGTCCTCAGCCCGAGGAGGTCGAGCTTCACGAAGCCCAGCGCCTCCACTTCCTTCATCTCATACTGGGTGACGGTGTTCTTGCTCGATGGGATGAGCATGGTCGGCACGTAGTCAGAGATCGGTAGCCCTGGTGGCTCGATGATGAACCCGGCAGCGTGCGACCCTGGTGCCTTCGAGATGTCCAGGCCACCCAGACTCCTGATGATCAGCTGCTCGTCTTCCGGCAGATCGGAGATGGTGTCGACCCATCCGTACTTGGCCTTGAAGTCTTCTGGACCCATGTCCCGACGTTTGCGGGAGATGTACTGCACGAACAGTGACCCCCGGTCATAGTCATCGACACCCATGGAGTTGTAAGTGCCAATCTGACAGATGGTGTACTTGTCACTCAGGTAGTCAACGATGTCCTGACGGCGAGTGTCCTCTACGTCTATGTCGATATCTGGTGGCTTGGTCCTGTCTTCGGTCATGAACCGATCGAACCCGACCTTCCATTCGATGGGGTCGATGTTGGTGATGTCGAGCATGTAGCAGACGAGTGACCCGTTGGCCGATCCTCGAATGTTGAGGAGGATGCCCTGCTTCCTGGCCCAGCGGCACACCTTGGCCACGAAGAGCAGGTAGTCAGCAAA